AAATAAATTAGATTTTGATTTTTTTGATGAGTTAGATAATAAAAATGGAATGTTTGGAACTGGATTTACTTGGAATCATTTTAATCCAAATCATTTGCAAACTAGATATAATCTTTTTAATTGGATAAAGTATTACGTTGACAAATATAATATTAATGTAAAGAATGAACAACTAAAAGAAAGTTTAAATGGCCCTATAGATAATGAATTGTTTCATACTTTAAAATGGAACTGTGGAAACTTGAACGTATATAATAGAGAAATGTTTAATACAGATTCTTGGAAGATATATTTGGATGAATTTAACGAGTTGGCTGGAGGATATAGATATAGGTGGGGTGATTGTGAAGTGATCGGTTTGTATGCTTATATGCATCTTGACAACCCTCTGATTGATTTTGAATTGAGATCAAAAGGTCTTTACGAACCACAAATTCCAAATACTCAAATGGTATTTTCATAATGAATGCTTATTTAACTTATGTCTGTTCTGATAATTTTATACCTGGTGTGGTCGCACTCTATAATAGTGTAAGACTATCTAATTGTAATAATGATTTTATTGTTCTTGTAACTGATGATGTATCTCAAGAATCAAGAGATATTTTAAACAAAAAGAATTTAAAAATTGTAGACGCAGATAAAATATATTATAATGGACAGTATAAAGATAAGATACTTGATCGATATGGAAAGGTAGATCAATCTTGGAAAATGTTTACCAAGATAAACATATGGAAACAGACAGAATATTCTAAGATAATTTACTTAGATGCCGACACTCTTGTACTAAACAATATAGATGAGTTATTTGATGTTGAAGAATTAGGAGCTGTGATTGGTGGATCTGTTATGTTAAACTATTCTGGAATTGAAGCAGGTGTTTTAGTTGTAAAACCAGATACCAATACTTATAATAATATTATTGATGCTTTAAAGTCAGATACTTATGATATTAAAATGTCAGATCAATCATTTTTAAATGATTATTTTTCAAAACATGGTATAATAAATGCTATACCAGAAATTTACAATAGAATGTGGAAGAAGAATAGAAATCCTGGTGGTGCTTCTATTTTTCATTTCAATGGATCTAAACCTTGGATAGATAGATCATCTATAGATAAAAACACTTTTGATTTGTGGAGTTATTTTTATGAGTATGATAACAATTAATCTTTCATTTTATAATCAGAATGATGTTCTAAGGGAACATATATTAGGATGGAAATCTTGGTCAGATGATCTGAAAGAAAAGTTTTCTTTTTGTATTATTGATGATTGCAGTGAAGATAAAGCAACTGATGTATTATCTGATATTGATTTAAGTGATTTGAACTTATCAATCTACAGAGTTAAAGAAGATCTGATATGTAATATTGCAGGTGTTCGTAATCTTTCTGCACAAGAATGTAAAACAGAATGGATGGTAATTTTAGATATGGATACGATAGTATCTGAAGAGTTAGCATCATCTATGATAGGTTTATGTAATTCACCATCAGGTATTTGTTATAAATTTAATCGTAGAGTTCCAAAAAATCCATATCACGAAAAGAATGGTCAACAGCACCCAGCTGTATGTTTATTAAAACTAGAAGATTATTGGAAAGTTGGTGGATGTGAAGAAGATCTTGTTGGACATTATGGTCAAACTGATCCTATATTTTGGTATCGAGCACAAGGTAAGTTGAATATAAATGTTAGAATGGATATGTTTCTTGATTATATTCCAGAGGGTGAGGCAAAAATTAACAGAGATACAAGACATAATTTTAAATTATTTGAGTATAAAAAAAATACCAACAGTTGGTCAACTGATTTTGTAAGATTTGATTGGGAGAAAATTTATTAAATGAAAATTTTAGTTACAGGACACAAAGGTTTTATTGGCAGTTACGTCTTCGATCATTTAAAAACCATAGGACATCAAGTTAGTGGAATGGATTTTCCAGATGACATAGTTGATTTTGAAGGTGGTGATTATGATGTAATTATACATCTTGCTGCATTCGCAGCTCTGAGAGATAGTTTTGAAAATCCTGATATATTTTGGGAAAACAATGTTGTAAAATCTATACCAATATTTGAGTTCTGTAAGAAGAAAGATGTTCGTTTATTATATGCAAGTTCTGCAGGTGCTCACGGTTGGTGGCATAATCCTTATGCGATTACAAAAAAAGTAAATGAAATACAAGCACCACCAAATAGTGTCGGTATGAGATTCTTTAATGTGTGGGCAGAAGAGGGTAGTAGACATGATATGCTTTATCGAATGTTGCAAGATGATACTGCAAAATATCTTACAAGACATAAAAGAGATTGGATTCACGTTAAAGATATTGCAAGAGCCATATGCTACTTGATACCTGATAATTTTAGAGGTATACTGGATATTGGAACTGGTAAGAATAACTCTGTTTTAGAACTAGCAGAAAAAATGGGTATGAGTCATCTTCCAATAAAAGAAGATACACCAGGTGAACCAGATTCATTATGTGCAGACATAACAATACTAAAATCTTTGGGTTGGTATCCCACTATAAACATTCTTGATTAGTATGGACAAAAACAAAGCAGCATATAAGTTAAAAGGTGTACCACCAGTTTATTGTATTAATTTAGACGGTGAACCAGAGAGATGGTTGTATATGGAAACTCAATTTAAATATTGGGAGGTTGAAAACTATACACGCATCTCTGCATATGATGGTCGTGAAGATGATCTAAGTGATATAATAAAAGGAAAGTATCCAGATAATATGAATTCTGGTGAGGTTGGATGTGTGACATCTCATCTGAAGGCTATGAAAGAGTTTCTCAAAACAGATGAACCTTATGCTTTTATTATTGAAGATGATTGTGATTTTGATCCTGTAAGATATTGGTCATTTACTTGGAGAGATATTATGTCAAAGATTCCTTATGACTTTGATGTATTTCAAACTGCAATCATAAATCCTGGTGCATTGTTTATTAAGATGCATAAAAGATTTGTAAATGATTTTTCTACTGCATCATATGTAATCACTCGTCATCATGCAGAAAAACTTGTAAGATTACATTGTCGTGGTGACAAGTATAAACTAGATCAAGGATCAAAACCAAGAGCAGTAGCAGATGATTTAATATACAATTCAGGAAATACTTATGCAATGCCATTACTTTTATACAAGATAGAAATGGGATCATCAATACACGGTGATCACGTTGAAGTATTTCATCGTAGTAGTCATAATGGACTTTCAAATTTCTGGAAGAATGATTCAAATAAGATTGAAAACTGGGATGAAATATTTGATTACGATCCCTATATGGGAAGATTGCCACCAGAAGATAAAAAATAGTTTGATTTCGTAACACTTGACACATTATTGATCCCGTGCTACACTAAATATCATTACAGAAGCAAAGGCCCGAAAGATCGTACCCTGCGTTGATGTAAAAATCTTATTGTCGAAAGATTTTCCATCCGCAGGATTTTTTCTTGCGAGATACTATAAAACAAAAATGTCTATTAAGTCTACAATCGCAGCAGCTGCTGCATCTCCATTCCTATTCGCCGGTGCTGCATTTGCAGGCCCATACGTCAATTTGGAAGCAACTGGTTCATATCCTGATGGTGCATATACATCTGGTGGTCTTGAAGCAGTAGTTGGATACGAAGGAGCAACAGAATCAGGTATCGGTTGGTACGTGTCTGGTGGCCCAACAGTAACTCACACAGAAACTGCTGATGAGTTCGGTGATGTTGAGTTTATCGGATACCTTGGTGGTTCATATGATAAGTTCTACGGAGAAATCTCTGGTGTAACTGCAGAAGATGATATTGACTGGGCTGCTAAAGCAGGTGTTAAGTTCACATTCTAAATACGATTGAGACCTTTCGTGCGGTCTCTACAATCGGAACTACTCAGACCCCTTCGGGGGTCTTTTTTATGTCTGGAAATCCAAACAATAAATATTGTTACAGGAGGTAAAGACAAATGTTACACTTATTAGGTAAAGGACAAGCACCAGAATGGGATGAAGATAA